GGGTATACCCCATACTAAATGTAATTATTGTTCTTTATTTGTTACTAGTTATGTCATTTGAAGAAGAATTAGAAGAAATTGACAGGCAAGAATGGTTAAGTCTGTTTGATGATAAACAAATTATGCAGATTACAAGAGTTTTTTTAGATTGGCTGTATGATTTACCTGATGACTATGTACCTACACAACAGATAAAGTTTTTTAAATAATTATATGAACATACAACCAGAACAACTGTTGAGACAGCTAAAAGTATTGCAGCTACAGAAAAAAGAAATAGATATGCAGATAACAGAAAAAAAGATGGTGCTAGAAAAATATTATATGGACAGTATTATTATGAGTACATTCAGTATTGAAGGTGTTAAGGCAGTACGCAAACGTAAACCAGAAAAATGGCAATATAGTGATACAACAAATAAATTTAGGAAAGATATGATAAATGCAATAGAAGATAAAGAACAACAGGAAAGAGAAGAAGGTATAGCAACAAAAGTAGAAACAGGTTTTACATGGTCTATAAGATGAAAACAACAGAAAAAATTGAAAACGCACTTAAACGTGTAAAAGAATTACTTATGTTAGTAGCAGATTGGACTAAGCAACCAAAAGAACCAGATACATTAACTTTAGAATTTAATAAAAAAAAGCAACAAATAATAGATGATTTATATGTACAGCTAGGTGCATTAAGTGACAGATATCATTTTAGTAATAAAAAAGAATTTAGTACAAAAGAATATATAGTGCAATATGACAAGTTAAAGAAAAAAATAACAGATTTAGAAAAATGAACGCACAAAAGAATAAAGGAGACAGGGCTGAAAGAGAAGCCTGTATATATTTAACAGCAGCTACAGGACATATAGTAGAACGTAGGTTTGGTGCAGGTCAGGATAAAGATAAAGGTGATTTAGTTGGAATACCTAATACTATTGTGCAGGTTTGTGATATGAAAAATAAAAGTGAAGCAGTACTTAGAAAGCCAAGAGAAGCAGAACAGCAAAGACTAAATGCAAAAGCAGACCATGCTATTACAATGGTTAGGTTTAATAAAAGACCAGGGTGTGCAGAAGGTGATAATTGGCGTGTTGTTATGACTATTGAACAATATGCAAGATTAATAAAATGAGAGTATTAGTTGCCTGTGAATATAGTGGTAAAACTAGAGACAGTTTTACTAGAAATGGACATGATGCTATAAGCTGTGATTTTTTACCTACAGAAAGACCTGGTAAACATTATCAGGGTGATGTAAGAGATATCATTAATGATGGTTTTGATTTAATGATTGCACACCCAAGTTGTCAGCATCTAGCTTGTAGTGGTGCAAAACACTTTTTTAGAAAGCAGAAAGAACAGAAAGAAGCATTAGATTTTGTACGTTTACTTATGAACTGCAACATACCTAGATGGTGTATAGAAAATCCTATATCTGTTATAAGTAGTGCGATAAGGCCACCAGACCAGATAATACAACCTTATGAATATGGTGACCCTTTTCAGAAATCTACCTGTTTATGGTTAAAAAATTTACCACTACTAAAACCTACAAATATTGTGGATAAAGGTGAATTTTATATATCTCCTAGTGGTAAAAAATTACCTGCCTGGTATGCAAAAGATAATAATGCAAAAAATAGAAGTATGACATTTGATGGTATTGCAAATGCATTTGGTAATCAATGGGGTGATGAAAACAGACTACCTGTACCTGTAGAACAACTAAGTTTATTCTAATTACTTGACAGGGGTATACCCTTGCTGTACATTTAATATTGTAAACACAACCGAGAGGTTTTCCAAATGACTCAAACTAAAACAAAAACAATTACTGTTACAAAGCTTCAACATAGACAAAACCAAAGAAGTGGTTTTATTTCTTACTGTTGTGAGCTTCGTGTAGGTAGAACTTGCTACGCTGCTGTTGAACAAGAAGGAAATGGTGGTGACGAAAGAGTTGATTGGAACTCTACTGAAAACTATTTATTTATTCATCATTGGATTTTAAATACTCAAAAGCTTTTTTATAAAGTTTATGATATTAATTCTATAGATGATATGGTGCAATTAGGTTATAAAAAGAAAGAAGAAGCTATTAAAGAAAAAATAGAATTAAATAATAAATATAATTTATGGGAAAAACTTTCAAAAGAAAAACCAAAAAGTTGGAAAGAAGCTAGAAAAATTCAAGAAAAACTAGGTTTCTTTGATGACATGGTAGGAACATGGACAACTGTTTATGTAGAAAACAAATTAGCTGATAGGTACAATTAAATGCAAAACTTTCTAATGATACTAGCCACTACAGGGTTGTTTTATACAGCCCTATCATCAACTCTATATGACATGACAGTTACAGCGTGTGAAAGTCAGGTTGGTAACTACGAACTAGCTTGTAAGGAGGTAAACAAATGAGAATAGAATGTTTTACTCCTAGAGAATGGTACAAAATAGCTGATACAATTTCACGTTATTGCCCTAGTGAGCCACTTGTAGAAAAACTTGTACAACAGATATATGAAAAAACTGATTTATTTTCTTACACACATGATTGGTTTATAAAAAATAATTTTAATCCTATTTATTTTCCTGATAGAAAAACTATAGAAAAATGTGAAAATGGGTATGGTTTAACTAGAAGAATGACAGAATATAAATCAGATGAAGGTAAAGGTATTATTCAATTTAAAAAAGATTATCAAAAGTATATTCTTAATAAATATGTAATTATAGAAAAAGAGGAGGTATAACAATATAGTCGGGAAGCCTGATAGTTAGTATTCTTATAAGTTCTACGCTAACTTGAAAGTTATAAAAAACCTATTGCACTAGGAAAGACAGGGCAAGTGTTGGACTTGATCTATCTCCTGACTAA